GGGGGTTGCTAGTTTACTATTTGGTATGGACCCATTAGCAATCTGTAAGATTCCTCCGGACACTTCAAGTATAGTTCCGTCGGCTTGTATATAAGATAAGGTTCCGGCTGTAGAAGAGGATAGAAAGGAATTATTAATTGGGGGTAGAGTACTAGGGAGGGTAAAAGCATACCCTGTAGCAAGGCTACTGGGAGCTTCTAATGCTATGTAGTTCCCACTTGGAGTGGGGTGGCTACCGGGATACCGTAACACCAGCGTGCCCACATCAATATTCGCTCCGACTGACCCAGAATCTTGTAGAAACTGGAACGTACTTTGAGCATTGACCCATGAGATTCCAGCATCCCCCACGGGAGAGCTGGGAAGGCCTTGGATGTTCCCGGTGGAGGTATTGGGCTGGTGGTTGAGAGTTAGTTGTATGGCATGCCCGGTACTATCTACGTAGAAGAGGTCTGTTCCGTTGCTGTATAGGCTGAGATTCGCGGGGGAGCCTGGCTCTGTGCCAAATACAAGGGAGGATAGGTCTAGGAGGTTGTGGTCTTGAAAGGTGAGGTCGGCATTAATGTCTAAACCGCTTGGAGGGATTTGAACCCCGTAACCTGGAGTATGATTATGCTGGTCTATGATGCCCAGATCGGTATTGAGCAGAAGAGCCCACGAGGGGCTGAGGGTGGCCCCTACGGCTGGCTCGGTTAGAAACATATTTGGGGTTATATAAGGACTAGACATAAACTAAAATACCCATAAATTGCAAGTTACAGCGGCATTAGATGCCAACACTAGGGTTAATTGGGGAGTTTGGTTGGAGGCTTGTTTATCATAAATAGTGGCGGGTCCATCAACTCCCACTATAAACCACCCCACAAGTTTCCTGCCCAGCCCATGGTTTATTACAGTTGTACCATCCCCGAGGGGGATTCCCGGGAGCAACTGTCCCTGCAGCAGGGCATTGGAGATTACTGGATCAAGTTGGGACTTCCACTTAGTGGACTGCTGGGAATGGGGGAGGTTTAGTGGGAGGCCTGCCATCTACCAACCATATCCTTGGGGCCCACCCCACCCGCCACCACTAGACCCGTCCGGACCGTACCCCTGTGCGCTCCTAGCATCGCTAATAGTATCTGCCTGCCCTTCATCCCTATTCGGGGCTGCTCCCTCGATCCGTTGCTTCAGATATAAGAGTTCAGAATCAAACTTGCTGGTATCAGTTCCCTCCTCCTTGTCTAGGGCGTATTTGGCTGCCCTTACGATAACATACCGTATCCAGCCATTGTAACCTTCGGAAATATCCGTATCTTGGAGAAGTTGAGTCCTACGCGGGATATACCAAATACCGATGGGCTGTGCAGCAGAGGGTTGTGGTATAAATCTAATTTGATTCCCAAGAAATCTATACTGAAGGCCGAATACTCCATAAATAGTTGACGCAGTATTTGGGAACACATACCGGTTTCTATCGATAAAGTTGTACTTGGAGACTGTAACAAATCCATTTGGGGCATTGTTCAACCCTAGGTCAATACCAGATAGTTTATAGATAGGCGGAGGGGTGATGGTCTGTCCGGTAAAGGTTTGGAACTGGGTTACCCCATCTGGCATGTTGTAAGTGGACTGGTTGCCGTTGGTGGTGAAGTACACCGGTTGGTACATTTGATAATCTTCGTAGACAGTTGTAATAATATCATACAATTCGTCTGCGGCTAGATTAATGAAAGCGTTCCATTCAGGCATGGATACAAAATTACTATTTACCCGATCGGCCATCTGTTGGGCCAAAAGACGAATAGCATACAGCGACAGTTGGCCCGACACAGCCGGAACCTGGTAAGCTAGGAGGCCATTGGCTTGAGTTGGGTTGTAATTGGATGTTCCACTGCCGTTCGTAGCGGCCACTTGATAAAAATAGCCAGTTCCTACAACTACAGAAGTATCAAGATAGGTGTTACCGGTTGTAGTAAATTGGACGGGGAAGGTAACACCATCCGTAGAACGTTGTATGGAATAGCTAGTGGCGCCGGGCACAAGAGCCCAGGATAGGAGAATCTGTGCATTCCCCATCTGAACATAGAAGTTTCCTGGGACCATGGGAATCATCAGCCTGCCTCAAAAATTCTTGTAGTGCACCCGCCAGCATACAATGTTACAAACACCTCAACTCCCGGGGCAATGGTTCTAGCAGCCCCAGATGTGTTGGTGAAGTATAGTTGTACGGTATTATTGGTACCACCATATAGGTATGCCAGTACTGCAGTATTTCCAGTAGTAACATTAAACTTTTGGATCATAGACAGACCCAAGAAAGAAGAATAAGAGTCAGAAAGTGTTATGTCGTATACCCCTGTAGTGACGGGGTCGGCCACCACAGAAGTAAACCCAAGTCCTCTGGTTATAGTACAAGATCCATCACTTTGAACGGTAAACTGTAGGAATAGGGGGATAACTGAAGGCTCTAGGGTCGGGGAGGATTGGGTAAAGTTATTAGTCACCTATCACCACTTAAAAAGAAGGCCCGACAAGGATTTTTACCCCTTGCCGGGCCCGGGCTGATGAGCGAGGAGAGGCGCCCACCAAGGAGGAACTTACTTACTGACCGTTTACAGCGATCGAACTATTAGACAAGTAGAAGTTCAAACCGATGACGGTACCATTTGCAGGGGCGGTAGGAACTTGAGTAGTTACACCGGAGCTGGTTGGGCCAAGACACTGCATAACCATTTGTGCCCCACCATATTGATATATGTTGGAGTTTTGAAGGGTTTGATTGGGGTCACCGACCACTTCAATGGAGGATATACCAGAAACACTGGGAACTTCCACTGTTGCGCTGCCACCGATAGTACCAGTGGCCGTGGCGATAAAACTAGCCCCAACTGCCGGAACCATGCCAACTGGGAACCCTTTGGCCTGCCATTGTGCCAAGCTGGCGGTTCCAAGGCTAACAATGGTATAGGCGTTGTGCTGGGTGACAGAAGTGAGAGAAGTTCCGCTAAGTGGGGAGGCAAAACCATAGAATCCGGACAGATATCGATTAAATTGATTCTGAAACTGTACCAGAACCATACCGGCTTGTGGGTTCGGGTTCAACACTCCATAATTACCGGCCGCTGCCGTGGCAGAGGTATTCATGAAGACATTAGCAATACCGGTGCCTTTAAGGTTACGAATTCCAAGACCATTTCCATTAGTGCTATCAACAACGAAGTTACAGCTCAAAAGAATGGGGTAAGCTTCATATTGATAAAGCTTGTTATTCGGGTAGTTAAACTGGGGCTGGAAGGGGACTGTTTGGGGGAGGGCCATGTGTGGGTCCTTGGGTACACCCGTTTTTTGATACCCAGCAACAGGCTAAACGGGCAAACCTGGCGAGAAGGGCCGCAAGGACGGTCCTAATATTGTATGGGAGGATGGGTAAAACTAAAAAGCCCCCCCTACCCGGCTAAGGGCTGGAGGGGCTTTTTAGAGCTTTTAGCCTATTGGAGATCCGCACCCCCAACAGGCTCATTTCTTACATTACTGGGTTACGCTGACAGAGTCAAGCGCAAAGACCAGCCTGGAGCATTACAGGTATAGTTATAGTAGGCCCCGACGCGGACTTCCAGGGCGTCACTGTTGCCTACCCGGAGGCCTTCCAAACCTTCCAAACCATAGGTCAGGATGTGTGGGGCCTTGTCCAGGCTGCGAAGTTTAAAGGTATCAATCGTGAGACAGAGACCCTGCTGAGCAGTTTGGTTACGGTCTGCATAGACCGTCAGGTAACCATACGCACTGTGGAACCGGATACCCTCGAAGGAAACATCCGCTTCTTCATGCTTAATGTCAACATACTGAACCTTGGCGCCCAAAGCGTTCTCAAGGGCCGTATAGCTGTTGAAGTTAAGGACCATTGCATCCGGGTCCGCGCCTTCTCGGTTTGCAAAGCCAAGGCCAACAATCACACCTTCTTCAATAGTGTAATTACTAACATTTTGGCGCAATCCACCAAGACGGGTCGGGTCTACCGAGCGGTTTACGCCCCAATAGTTGTCCGACGGGCCGGGGTCAGCCAAAGGAATCCATGCTAGATACCCCGACGGAGCCAAAAACGAGCCAGTTTGGCCAATAGGACCAAAGCCCGACCCACCAGCGGTAGGGATATCACCCTGAACCGTAATAGCATAGTTAGCTGCCCAGTCTGTTTGAGGAGCACCCTGCGCGACAGTAAAAAGAATTACCCCAGTGTCACGTTGGACAGTGGTAATAGTACCCAGGTCGGGAATGGCGGGAGTTCCAGTCGGAACGGGAGCTCCACCATCCGTAGCCGCTGCCTGAATAGTCATTCCATTTTCAAAGTTAACAATCTGCTGAGGGTTGGTCAACTGAATTAGGTAGACTCCGCCGCCCTGTGCAACCGGTGCAGCCGTCATGAAACCACGAGTGGCCGTACCTGAGCCAAACTGCTCGAAAGCCATGTTGTTGGACAGGTTTTTGATGCCCCCGTCCATTTCCCGCTTCATTTCATCCACAAACGAGCCCGCATTGCTGCGGGTCTGTTCAATCAGAAGGTTGGTGATAGTAACCAACTGGTAATCCTGAACAATGTAGACAAAGAATGAGTCGTACTGGTTAGGAGTTTGATTGCTCTGGGCATTCGCAAAAGTGTGCGAACGGCCTTGCGGGTCGCCGAACTGGATTGGACAGGGGATATACTTACCAGCCAAGCCATCAACGGATTCATCCTTTGGAATGAGTGCGAAGCTCGGGTTCTTGTTATATACCAAGTCCTTCATAAAGGAACTGTCATCAATATACAGTTCTTTCAAGACCGGCGTTGCCGATGTCGATGTTGCGTAAAGGGACATTATTTATTACCTTATAGTTGCTCCACGGGCTGCCTGAACTGCCAGGACGGCTCGGTCGCGTGGTGAAAGGGGCTTCTGGGAAGCCCCCTGATTTGTCAAAGTCGTATGTTGTCTAAGAGCAGGCTGTCGCTGCGCCGGAACTACTTCTGCCGGATTCTCTGCCGGCTGCCCAAACTTAGCTTTAAACTTGTCCAGCTTGCTGATACGTTCATATTGCTTGGTCAAGCGATCAACCAACTTGGCTTCAATGATTTCAGCCGCTTCTTCTACATCAAGAACCGTGCCTTCTTCATCAAAGACTAAATTGATAAGCTTCACTATCTCTGAAGTCTGACCCTCAGATTTAATGGTGCCAAAGCGTGGGTCGGAATCGACCAAAAGCTTCGCATCCGACCCGATCTGCTTAATAACCTGGTCATAGGCTGCCTTGTCACGTTGGGCTAGAGTGCCAGTCTCAGGATCAATGATCCCTTTAATTTGGCCTTCCAGTTCTGCAATACGATTTAGGAGAACTTGGTTGGGGTCTTGGGAGGCGGCCTGGTTGACTTGTAGCTCAACCAGTTTGTCGGGGGTGATGCCGGCTTCAGCTAGAACTTTCAGCGTGTCGGTGGATAGGCGTTCTTTGGGGAGATACTTAGCCTGTTCTTGCTTCCAGGCATCCTGTTCCGCTTTGAATCGTAGCTGGGCTTTCCGTAACTGAATCTCCTTGCGGGCCAAGGCTTCAGCTTGAGGACTCAAAGACTCACTGATGGCTGCAGTGGAAGTCTGGGGGGCCTCAATATTATTGTCTACCGGGGGAACTGCGGCACCTTGGGCAAGGCCACTAGGAGGAGGCTCAATATCTTGTAATCTTTGCGGGGCTGCTTGTCGCGGGGGGGATTGTGGAGGCGGAGACGCAAACCTCTGAAGCTTGGATATCTCTTCCCGGCGTGCGGAGGTGGCTGCCGGTCGTCTAGCAATTGGCTGTGCCACCGGGGCCTGCGGCTGCTGTGCTAGTCGTGCCTTCAGGGCATCTACCCGAGCCGAGGAGGCTTTCTGGTGGGTCAATTGAACAGAGGGCTTAGATACCACCTTAGAAGGGGTATTAGAGTTGGCCGATTGGCCTTTGGGAACGGTATTTAGGGGCATGTTATCTTTCCTTGCCTCTTGCTACGGCATAAGCGTTGCTTCGCTGGGGTTTACGCTGCCATTTGGGGCGGCGGATTGGCGCCGTTAGGCACCAGGGGAGAAGTTGGGGTGGGCTGTGGGGCTCCTTGAGGCACGGGCTGGGGAACCGGAGGAGGCATAGCTGCCTGTTTTAATACTTGAACCTCTGCAAACCAATCACGGAGCATCTGCATCTTTCTCTCCTCAAGTTTGCAGGTGGCATATAGGTTGATATACTGCACCACAATTTGCTCACACTTGGGAATTGGCATGAACTGATCTGGAGGCTCGTACTTGCCTTTTTCCACGATATCGTCTAGATACATATAAATCCGTTCCTCGGCTGCATTGGCCAAGGTCTCCATTTGACCAATGTCCGGGAAGTCAACCATCCGACGGTAAGTCTGGATGTCAATTATTCCTCCTTGGAGCCATTCAGCAAGCTGGGCTAGGCGTCCTGCCGGGTCTTTGGGGAGGGAGGATTCAGTGTAGCATTGAACTACGTAAGTATCGTCCAGGAGTTCTACACTATCCAAAGAGATTTCTTTACGGCCCTTACGGCGATCAACGAACACCGTGTTATAACTGCCATCTTCTTCAATGATTTCCTTAACATTCTCCATAAACTGATAAGCCAGGTCTACGTAGAAGTTGGAATATCTTTTCTCAAGAGCAGCAAAGCGCTCAGCATTTATATCTTGATAAACCCTCTGGGCTTCTCCAGAATCCAACCCTTCCGGTTTTTGAGAAGTTGCAGCGAGTTGGCTGGCTCCTTCGGAATTATACATACGTTGAATCAAGCTATCCCGTTCGGCATACATCTCCTGCGGAACGCATTGGCTGACTTCCACAGTAGGTTTGGTTCCCTGATATGGAACTAAAATACCTATTTTATTAGAGAACGAGGCTTTGTTAACCTTGGAGCCCATCTCATAGAATACCCTGGGCACGCCCGTCAGTTTAATAGATTTGGAAATGGTATCCAGCATGCTATTAAGCTCTAGTTGGGATCCCATCTGCTTTTCAGCCACACTCATTGCCCAGAAGCCCAGGGTACGTTTGGTGTGGTTAAGGAAGATGTAAGGGAAACTCATACGTTTCCATTCTTCGGTGAACAGTTCCCCAGAAGACACCGCTATAGTATGAAGTCCATCCCCGGCCCCTTTGATAGAGGGCAAGGAGAACCCTTCTACCACCATAACAAGATCTGACACTGTCTTGGACGCCTGGGAAGACTTATCTACCGTAGCCTTCTCAGCCTTCAGTATGATATCTTCCTTGCCAGGAAACATGGACAGCAGAACTTCTCTATCGTAAAGGGCAGTTTCATATATTCTTCGCGGGTCTCCGTGGGCGGATTCCTGCATATCTACGAAAATGCTACTTAAAAGCTTACGTTCGATGCCCACCTTGCGATCAGGAGTTTTGTATACCTTAAGTGCCCCCGTCCCAGACCACCCTAGGGCATCAGTGAGAATGTATTCTCCCACTTCGTAGGCTTTGGTGCGGTAAAACTCTCCTAAGATGAAACTATTAAGCTTTTTGGCTAAATTACGTTGCTTATAGTCCCCATTATCAGTAAGAAACACCGGAGATGGTCGATTCTGGGTGATTCTGGACACCAAAGTCTCAACAATGGAGGCAATGGCGTTGTAGACAGCCCTGTTGGGAGCCAAAGAGGCCGATTGGTCGGCCATGGACAGATTAGAACCGATGAAACTGAAGAGGGGTTGGCCGGTGAAGAGGCGAGCGTATATGGCAAGTTGGCGGAGGCGGGTGGTTTGGGACTGTTTCAGAAAGGCTAAGGTAGCGCATAGTTGACTAGCACGTTTATCCTTATCTTTATCAGACACTTCCCACCATTTATACCCAGCCTGAGTCATAGACTCAATCGAGTTGGTGGTGGATGTCCTAAAGACGTGGGTAACCCGGTCGGGTTTGCTTTTGGGAGTGGTTTTCAGGGCCATCGGTTCTATTCATCCAGCTTAGGGTGGATGTCATTGTATTGGATAAGCTTCTCAATCTCTTGTTCGGGGGACAACTCTTCTTCAATATCTTCCATGGTTTCTTCAGCAAGAGACTTTATCCGTGTCTGGGTGGCAGGGGCCTCAGATAGGACTAATTGAAGATCAGTAGAGTTATATTGAAGTACCCCATTTTCCCGAAGAATCTTAAGAAGTTGTTTAAGGGCTTTACTATCTGGAATATCCACAATTCTCTCCTTTATGCGGGGGCCACAGTGAACATCTTAGGGATGGCTGTCTACGGTGGGATTACATCCCAAATCTTCGTTTCTTCCGGTCTCGAAGGATCTCAGCCACAAGCGAGGAGTCACTCGTATCATGCTCTTCGTCTTCCATCGTATGTACCTGCCCCGCATTCAAACCTCGTTGCCAACGCCCATCTTCTTTGGGGGCATCCATCTCCTCAGATTCTTTATCCAAATATGAATCATTGGGGGCATCGAGAGCCTCCTGTAAACTGCCAGAATCAGAATCAATCTTTCCCCCCATCGCATAGCTACGTCGTTTGCGATCCTTCATAATTTCGGCAGCCAGGGACAAAGCCTCAGAAACCTTTGGAAGGTCCATCTCATCCATAGACGAGCCCGCCTCACTAGGCAGGTCGTAATCAACCATCTCACCCTCGCCAGCTTCCGGAGGGGCAGCCGTCGTTTCTTCAAGTTCTGGGTTTTCACTATCTGAACTCGTGTGGAGGGAACGTTGGTCATCTACTTTACCGCCTTCCGCATACATCTCCCCTCCGGAGCACATATGCTTTCCACTCTTACTCATGGGCATGCCGCACTGGGTGCAATCCTCGTAAGACTCAACCGAACCATGGGGGGCTTCCATTTCGCCACCACGGGCTTTATGTTGGGCTTTACGCTTAACAGAATAGGCTGCTGCTAGAGCTTGGCCTTTGGGATGTCCGGATTTAGTCATTTCGCCTACGTTGGTTGAGAATGCCTTCTTAGAGCCAGATTTGATCAGAGGCATGGGGTTATGTCAAACTTATCATCCTGGGGCAACCTGGACGATTTTAGGGGGTGTATAAGATTGTATGGGAGGATGGGAAGCAGTGGGCACACTATCCGCCTATCCATAGAACCCGACTTGTTACTAAGAACCCTTCGCGGGGGGTATAGTATATTAGGCACTGACTGACTGTAAGTGGTTGAACCAACTTTCCAGTTCTTATTGTCCTATAAAGCCTAAGTGGTAGTTACTATCTCTAAGTCCGGCTGCCTAGTTGTCCAGGCTATCATGTTAAGTCAAGTATCCCACATTGCAATACACAATGCAACAACTATTTTCAATTATTTTATGGACCACGCTTCCTATTGAATTTACTGGCATATCTTGTGGGGGGCCTGTCTAATCTCTGATGCAAGTCCATATCAATCTGAACATTTTCTCTCATTTCCTCTAAAACATCCTTCTCTAATTCCTGTCTTTCAGTGGCCTTATCCAGGGCATCCTGAAACATTAGCTCCGACTGCCTGTCCGACCAGAGCTTGGTGCCATACTCAGGCTCTACCTGTTGCTTCTTATACGTATAGGCATAGCTCTCCCGCCAGACGTAAAGCACGGCCTCACATATATCTGAATGGAATCGGGCAGATATAACCTTCTTGTCTGGGGTAGACTTGTCGTGGTCCCACTCAACCTTCATAGCGTCGTGGGCGAATTGGCTCTCAGATTTAATCCTAAGGCTACCAGTGCGCAGGGCATCGTTCATTAGCTCTATATATTCCACCTTACGTACCTTCTCGGCGGCTACCATGGGAATCTCATAACGCTTTGATATCTCTTCAGTAATCTTCTTTCCCAATCCCCCGGTGTCCACTATAATCTTAGTAATGGGGTATTTGTCCCTAATCTTATCAATCTGTTGGCATAGACTAGTGAGGTCCTGCTTCCGCGCGGTAATCTGGTCTAACACATAGGTACAGGGGTGTTGCTCCGAATAGGCCACAACAGCCAATGCATCTGCATCGTCATACCCAAGGTCAACGCCTAACAGGTACGTCCAATCCCCCTCAGGCAGGATGTCATAGTCATTCTTAGCGGCCGAATAGTGGTATACAAGGCTGCTCTCGTCTATAACCCAACGACCATACCACTCCCTTTGAATGCTTGGGTCATCCTTGGACACACCACGACGCTTGAGCTCTCGATTAAGCATGTCCTGGTGAGTGAGCCCTTTGGCCAGGAACGGCAGTCTATGGTTATCGAAAAAACTCCAAGAATGATGAGACCAAGAGGCATTCTTGGTTAGGTCAAAGAAGTAACCATTGGGGATGGGGCCGGGTGTGCCGATTAGGATGAGCTGGCCGTCGTGGTCGAGCAGGGCTGGTCCTATAACGTCGTCTACCAACTGCTCTATATAGCTAGGAAAGGATTGGGATTCGTCTAGATACACTTTCTTGATTGGGAGTCCTCGGAAGTCCTCAATGCTGGTACGGTCGGACGCCCCAAGCACGTATAGGACGGAACCGTTAGGATAGGTGATGCTTAAGTCCGACTCATTGACCACCCCGCCCAAGCTAAACTTGACGTTAAGCTTCTTAAACTCAGGCCACACCAGCCTCTTAGCATTCTTCCGGCTAAGAGTGATATATAGCATTATAACGTTTGAATGTTCAACGGCTGTGTGGGTGAGGTCTGCAGCACAGGAAATGGTCTTGCCGGCTCGTCTAGTTGTCACCCCCAGCTTAAAAGGCGCTGGGTCTTGCACAAAGGCTAATTGCTTATCGAACAAATAGTCCTTAAGCAGGAACGAGCCTGGCCTGGCCAGCAAGCCACGGCGATAGGCAAGCTCAAGAGCCGCAGCCCTTTGTTCAGGGGATAGACTTGACAGATTGGACAATGGCGGCGAGGGTAGCATCCGTTTGGTTCACTGTGGGTTTTGCGGCTGCCTCTGCCTGCTCTTTCTTTATGCGAGCCTGGGCATCCTTCATATCCGACAAGAGCTTCACATAGCTCACAAGATCCCGAGCCTGGCTGGCCGGAAGCTTGGCCCCTATCGATAGGTTACGCAGATGCTTCACCTCTCGTTTAAGAATTTCTAATGTATCCTTGTATAGGTCTGTTATGGGGTCAAATGCCATGGGAAGGGGTAGCCGATTGGTTAGGTTGGGGAAATTGTTGGGGATGGGGCTTGGGTATGTGGGGCATTTTGGGCCTATTGGGGCATTTTGCCCCACATACCCTTGTTTAGGGGGGTTTACTTGGACCTTTTCACTTGGCTTTTGAGGAGTTTTAAGATTGGTTTATAGTGTTTAATTAATTCTGGAGTTGCATCCTTATCTTTTGAGCTCCATTGTCCTTTGCCGAACCTAGGGCGGACCTGGCATCCAATAGCTATATTTTGGGGGGTAATAGTGACTGAGTGAGGACTGCCCTGCCATAGCACTATATCACTGCACCTTAAAACTTTGGCGTATCCAGAGACTTTGGCATTGCCATAGACTTGGGCATTGCCAGAGACTTTGGCATTGCCATAGACTTGGGCATTGCCATAGACCCTGGTGTGTTCAGAGACCACGGCATCGCCATAGACCATGGTGCATCCAGAGACCACGGCATTGCCATAGACCAGGGCGCATCCAGAGACCATGGCATCGCCATAGACCATGGTGCATCCAGAGACCACGGAATTGCCATATACTTTGGCATTGCCAAAGACCATGGCATCGACATAGACTTGGGCATTGCCATAGACTTGGGCATTGCCATAGACCACGGCATTGCCATATACCACGGCATTTCCATAGACTTGGGCATTGCCATAGACTTGGGCATTGCCAAAGACCACGGCATTGCCATATACCACGGAATTGCCATATACTTTGGCATTGCCATAGACTTGGGCATTGCCATAGACTTGGGCATTGCAGTCAACCCAAGCATTGTCTTCATGGGATAGATTCTTCTCATTTTCAATATATCCACCTATCATACCATCGGATATACGCTTAATTTGTTTTAAGCCATCCTTTGTTAGCCCAGTGAATGTATATTTAATCATGCTGCCTCTTCTTTCTTACTCTTCATTGGATTGAGAATAGACCGCTTAAGCACGCATCGGGCCCACAAGGCTCCCTCAGCCCAATCCATCATACCTCCGTCCGAGCCAATCTTAATTGCATCGCCCAAGCGGTATTTAAGGATTGATAAGCAAGCCACCACCACTAAATCATAAGGCTTCCTGGCAGTCTTGCAGAACCCACCAGACTCATTCTGATTGAAGTGTTCACGCATAACGAATGGCTCATGGGCATTATCTTGCTTGCCATTGATATATATGCCGCCATATTGACCCACACTAGTGTGTGCGCTATAGCCGCTAAGTCTATCACATCCGATTGCATAAGATTGATAGGCCTTAATAACGCGGTGGCAGTCCCGCATAGCCTGTTGATACCGTTTTTCAAGCTCAGTTGCCGTGATGCCCTTAACCTTATTAAACTGCCAGTAGTGTGTGTATCCCATTTTATGCTCCTCCGATTGAATAGGTTTATCTGTCTTCCAAATAATCCATGGCCCTATCAATTGCTTCACCCGGGTCCTCTTCATGCCCGCAGTCTAAACATATACCATGGTCTCTCTCATCATGCGGACAGCATTCCTGACACTCGGAATGCTCGCAGTAGTCTCCCTCTTCCATAACCTCATTCCCACCTTCACAAGTAACTTTAAGTTCTTTAGGCATCGTATCCTCCTACCATTCCTTCATTGCTAGCATCGTGCCAAGTAATATTAGGCTGCCTTCTTACCCTTATCATGCTTAACTTTCAGCCAATCAGTATTCTCAATGCTCTTATTCCCATGGTATATCAGGCCTATACGGTGATTGTCGCCTAATGCAACACTGTCGTCTTTAGAGGCATCAGCATACCCTTCAGCCTGCAATTCAGCCAAACTTGTAAATACTCGGGAATGCCGGTCTTTAGATGAATTAATCAGCTTATCCTCTTTCCCCCCATAACTGTATATCACTGTAAAGTTAAGAGGCAGATTAATTGATTTAAGCAGGCTGTACATCTTAGTATAAGCATAGAACTCCACTCGAGGGTTGGCATGCATTATAGACAGCCAGTCATGCAAGTATCCTTTGGAATAAAAGTCACCGCTATCGTGAATTCTCAGCCTAAGTACGTTGCGTCTCTTGAGCTCAGAACAAATTGTATTCACGAATTCGGGGGACTGGGACAGCTTAAGCCTTGCCTCGAATACTTTAGCCACATTTGAGAATAGATAGGCCCCCATTGTGGCATAACACCCTTTAGCGCATGCTGCAGCATTGGGACAAGTCTTAAGCCCTGAAGCAGACTGATAAGCAGGAATGCCCCAATTATAGGTCTTTATTCCAGTCATCTTAGCTATCTTAGAATTTTGGGTAAGCCAGTTATAATGTTTAGCCATTACTTAGCTCCTTGAATAAGATAGATAAGGGATTCTATTTGTCGTTGTTTTCTCCAGTCGGCGAAAGCTGCTCCGGAGGCGTAGGCGGCGGCGGCGTCGTCGGCGTAGGCGGCGTAGGCGGCGGAGGCGGCGGCGTAGGCGGCGGAGGCGGCGGCGTAGGCGGCGGCGGCGTCGTCGGCGTAGGCGGCGGAGTAGTCGGCGGCGGCGGAGGAGGCGGCGTCGGCGGCGGCGGCGGCGTCGGCGGAGGCGGAGGAGGCGGCGGCGGCGGCGGCGTAGGCGGCGGCATCGGCGGCGTAGGCGGCGGCGTAGGTGGCGGCATCGGCGGCGGAGGCGGCGGAGGTGGCGGAGTAGTCGGCGGCGTAGGTGGCGGCATCGGCGGCGGCGGCGGCGGCGTAGGCGGCGGAGGCGGCGGCGTAGGCGACGGCATCGGCGGCGGAGGCGTCGGCGGAGGCGGCGGGGTAGGTGGAGGCGGCGTAGTCATGCAACTTTTTGGAGACCTTATTGCACACATTCTTTTGTTCCAAGAAGTTGCCTTTCGGTACAGCTCGCATTTCGTCTGCAAGGTCTCTTCGTCCAACAATTTCCGCAGCAATTGGGGCAAAAATTGTACCTGCAATCCGAGTCAAAATACTGACTCTCCTAAACAAATTGCCGTCCCTAGTTCCAATAATTCTAGTCAAGTAGGGTTTGAGGAGCTGCCGTTCATCAGAACCTAACCTGTCATTAAGAATTATAACATATCTAGATATCACTGGGCATGCACATAGAGGGAAAGCTGAATGAGATTCCCCGGCCAACCAAGCAACCGCCTCCATGGCGCACACTCCGTTCTCCCGTTCAATATGGGAACCCCTACCTAGCTCGATACCATCTAATCCAATAATAGAAAGCTTTTCATCGCTCATATTTCCTGTCCTTTTAAACCTGCTAAAGTAATAAATCTTTTGAAGTCCGCTTTAATCGGTACACTCATCCTAACTAACCCGTTAAGCTCTGTCAAAGCTTCTTTGAAACATGTCTCCAACTCTTGTACCTCTTCTTTCGGGGCTTGCCAACTTGTTGAGTCATGGCAGTCGATGATAACGGTTTTGGCTCGAAGACCTTTTTCTCTAACCATTCGATTAATAATAATGACCCAAAAAGAAAGAAGATCATGAGCACTAGACTGAATGAAACGATTAGGTAAGTCTTTATAACGTGGATAAGGTACACGGATAATCCTCCCAACTACATTACGTAAATAGCCATCTCTAATATTCTTAAGGAATAATGCCTCATTCATAGAGGCTACGCGGTAGAAGTGCTTCCAATAGGCTTGAACAAGCTCAGATGCCTCCACCGGAGTTGTAGGAAATCCTTCTAAGTTAAGATTTCTTTGTACAGTTCTCCAAGTCCCCGTGTACTGAACAGCAAGTTGTATAATCTTAGCCACCTTACGTTGTCTCTTAAACTTCTCTTTAACTACTGATGTTACCGGCATCTGGGGGCTGTATCCGGCCTTTAGCTCCTTGTCATCGGGAAACAACGTTAGAGCCAAGTCAAGATACACATCCCCCAGACCGTCCCGAAATACCTTAAGTAGACTTGGGTCTTGGCTGTAATGGGCAGTTACAGCCGGCTCCACGCTAACAAAGTCAGCATGTACGCCTTCCCAGCCCTCGTCACACTTAAGGCAACTCATCAATTCTTTTTCGTCAAACGGGGCATTAAGAAGATAGGGCTTGAAGCCAGAAAGGCGGTATGACACAGTACCGCACGAATTGAATCTAGGATGTAGGCGTTCCGACTCAACAACTCCTTGCCAAGGTTTAGCGAAGCTATTGAGAAGAGTTTCCGCAGATTCAGTGTTCTCATATGCCTCCAAAAGTTCTTTGTCTTTTAAAACAATCTTAATAGCCTCGAGTGACGTTGATGGCTTGCCACCTTCTGTCTCAATAACAATAGGTAGGTTCATTGAACTATAGAATAACTCTCTCTTATCCTTATCCGAAGATAGATTAAACTTCTTTTGGAGATCCCAAGTAGCTAAAAACCTTTGTCTTGCATCTGCAGATACATACTTAGCCGCCCTGTCCTCGCGCCAGAGCCTCTCTAGACGCTCTATATAGGGCTTTGTAATCTCCAAAAACCTACTCGCGTAGGCTTCTTTGGTATTGGACAGCGCCTCCACACACGCATCTAGTGCCGGTACATCCACCCTAATTCCGGCCAGGGTGCATTCCTGAAGCAACCAGGAATACTCTACCATCTTGTCAAGCATCCACCAATAGTCATGCTCATCAAAGAATGGTTTAAGCTTATTGTACACCTGAGCTGTAGAAGAGGCATCCAAACAAGCATACTTGGCCAAAAGCTCCTTATCGGCTAAGTAGTGTCCGCCCTCCTTGAGTTTGCCTCCTCGGGCCTCCACCTGAGCAGACAGTTCTGTATCACCACGTTTGTCCCATCCAAGTAACTCAACCTGAGCATCCTTCAGGCCGTATGGCTTAGGTCCCATTGGGGCTGAAGCCATATGCCACATAAGTCGTGTGCAAGCATGCCATTTGGTATGTATACCTAATACATGGTCTAACCACAACTTGTCATATGAATAGTTATGTCCTATTAGACCGTCCCAAGAAGTTAAGGCCCCTCTTAGTCTATTAAGTTGTTTGTCAAAGTCAGGGTGCTTAACCCAAGAAGATGTCTTAAAATCATACCATTGGAGGAAGATATACTGTGCTAAGCTTGTATCATCTACAGGACAAATAGAAACTCCAAGCAACTTCCCATTCTTTGGATCAAGCCCGAAGGTCTCAACATCTGCCACTAAGTATCTCAAGAATCCTCCAAAGAGATGCCCCGTATAGGTCCGGGGCCACGACTGCTATAGGCACATAGTAAGTATTGCTTAGCTATTCTTCAACTTGCTACCAAACACCGTAAACAAATGGGCCTCAGTTCCTTCCCATTCTCCTCCTTTAATGGGCTGCATCCCGTTATAAGTAATCTTCACTTTAGACCCCTCCGCAAGTTTAGCCATGGCTTTATGCAAAGACCCGGCACCTGGAAGACCAATCAATTGCCCTCCCTCATCGCGGACAAGGTAGGTGGGATTTTTGAACTTACCAGAAATAAAGGACCGCTCATACCGACCCAAGATGGTTTGACCAACTTCCAAGACTTTATATGGAGAATTGGTGGGTTTCTTAGGAGCACTGGTTCGGTAAAAAAACGCCACTGGCTCAAGACCACCAACTTGAGTCATGGGCTCTTCCTCTTCTCCATATCCGGTGGGACTAGAGGTATTAATATATTCCTCGGGGGTTGTGGCAATTGCTTGAACTTCTTCCAATCCTTGTTCCGCAAAGGTTTTGTTTGTATTAGTTTTAGACATTTATTCTCCTAAGTTATTTTGGTGAATCCATCCTTATCCACTTCGGATTTTGGTTGGAAAGTCTTTCCCTGTTCACAAACTGATCTTACCGGACAATACCTCAAACACCTAATACTTTTTCCTGGGCGCTCAACAATTTGAAGATAAGGATCGTCCAAACCTTGATGAAAAGGTTGGATGTCGATCCAGGCTTGTGCAGCCTCTTTGGTATCAAAAACTCTTTTGGCCTTATCTCTTTGAGCTGCTGGGTACTTCATAACTGCATATGTTGGACGTTCCCACCGCTCTTCCTGAGTACACAACGGCAAAGCCAGCCTAGCCGCCTCATGCAACACAATCCTCTCAACCACCCACTTGTTTATCTCCTCAGATGTCATCAATGGCACAGCCTGCTTAATCATTGAGCTGGTCGGGTAGCCTTGATACTCAATCTCAGCACTCCAATCCTTCAACATAAGTACCAATTCGAGCTTATCTACTTGAAATCCTGCACGTCTTACAAGCTCAGCCTGCATATTAAGCTGAAACTTATGCTCCCATTTGAGTCCATGCTTTAGACTGCTTACCCTAACCCGCTTATAATCGCTTATAAGGCCCCGGACGGGGTCGAATAGATCCACCTGGGCTGATACCTTAAAGATCTTGTCGGCGAGGCCGTAGGTGCCTTTAAATCGTTTTTCAACCACATATCCCTGCTCTTCAAGGGTTTTTGCCGCTCTTTCCAGGATAAGATGGGCTATTTGTCCGTCTAAAGAGGCCAAAAGCTCCGATGCGTCCTGTACAATCTCATGAAGTCGGCCCAGTTCAGCAGCTCTTGGAGGTTCTACCAAACTACTGGGCGTATAGTCAGAATCCCCTGAGTTGTAAGGGTCATTTCGTATGGCCTCCACAACTGGCTCTGGTAGGCCTAATTTATTGGTAAGCTTAAGTCTCATAAGAACACCGAAAGAAGCAAAAGTCCTAAGCAAATAGTATAAATTACTAAGCACCAATTCCAACTATAACGTTCTATTCTTCCCATTGGCTCCTTCATTTAGTATAATCTTCCCATTTATTAGATAGCCCGTCAAGTCCTCATATAAAAGTTCACGTTCCATGGATGCTACCCATTTTGGATGAGGAAACTTGTGATTCCTGAGCCGGTAGAGTAGGTATGCTATTTGTACACTCCTACTCATCTCATATATCCTTTAGACCAATTCACCATTTTTTGGAAATAACGATCTCCTTGGGGGGTTCTTCCTTTTCTTTCTTTCGCAGTACATTCTTTACACCACATTGCTGTTTTCCTAATATAATCATTCACATTCTTAAGTTTCTTGCACCATAAACATTTCTTTAATATCATGTATTTATCCTCCCTACAAATTACTATAAAGAAAATCATTGCAAATGTCAAGATTAGGTGGCATACTTGACTATACATGATAGGCTAGACATTAGGCCGGCTAGACAAGAAACAACTCTTTACTACCACTACACCCATATCCCCCGCGAAGGGTTCTTTTACGCGGGGGTAGTGGTATATATCTCTATATAATTCTCTTTACACCCATATCAATTTGTTCTACTATATAGATATGGATGAAACTGTTTTTCATATATCTAAGGCAAAGTTGATAGCAACAGTGGGGTTATCTTACCCCGAGGTTCTTAAAGACCTTATTGAGACAGGCCTAATACTAAGTCATGAAGAAACTATAGCCATTCGTTTCAAAAAGGATAAAGCCATTCATGTTCAATCAGCTTTAGAGTTTTATGATACCCGTAATGTTCCTTCATCCCCTAACCGAAAGACCAAAACCAAGAACAATGAGGAAGATTAATGTCTAAATTTAAGAAGTTCTTCGGGGGCAAGTCCTCCAAGCCAGAAACCATTCAACAACTCCAACAAGAATTCAATGGAGTTATCTTTCAAATGGGTCAAATTGCTTATCGCCGGCACATTATGCAACATGAGGTTAAAGGATTAGATGGACAACTTAACACTCTGTTCCAGCGGGCAGATACTCTTGGCAAGCAGGACCAAGTCCTTCGCCAACGCGCCCAAAAAGAATTAGCTAATACTATTAAGAAAGGCGAGCAATCTCAAAAGTCTGAGGGAAACCATGAAGAAATTGTTGCTAAGGCTAACTAGTTTCTTCCCTAGGAAATTGCCTACAGGGATGACAAGCTTTAATGCTTGGGTATCAGATATTATAGTGTTATCTGGTCTTCCAGACAACGATACTGTCCGTAATGCAGCAGCAGGTTTTATATTCCAATTGCCTCCAACAATGGCCCGGTTTCCGGTCAGAAAGATAGCAAACATGCTCATCAAGGCAGCAGCCAACCAGGTAGCTCAGCAGGTTTTGTTGGATGCAAAGGAAAAGGCAGAAAGTGAACGAAAAGAATCTAAAGCAGTTAGTAGCCAAGTGGGACCGGGTACTTGCTAAGTCCGGGTTTAGGGATATAGAAGACCGCTCCACCGGACTATTGAGGAAGTGGAGCGGGAGCCCCTTAAATACTGACATGGAGAACCAACTTACCTCTATAAAAGGGTATGAGAGTAAGTTATATAAAGAAAGCAGGGCTGAATATTACAGGCTGGCTTCCCATAAACTGCATACTGAAAGGTTCCCTAACACAAGAGCTAAGGCTATGTGGGAGATGCATTGCAATGGAATGGTTCCCAGCGAGATAGTGAAAAGGCTTAGGCGATATAATAGAGGAAATAGAAAGAAGTACCAGCTTACGATAAACCAAGTAAAAGCTAGAATTGATAATATGCGGAAGGTATTTGGATTGTGAAGATTAAGATTCGCCCTGCCGTTTCCTCGGACCATAACTTTATCTATGCCACCTATCTTCGAAATGAATGGTTCAATAAAAGCAATGCTACTACCCTTAAGCGGGCTACTTGGTCTGCCCTTCACCATAAGAAGTTGGAAGAGATTCTTAAAGGTTTAGTATTAATAGCTTGTTTGGATGAAAGTCCAGATACCATATTAGGGTATTCATTCTCCAATGGTAGTAAACCTTATTGTTATGTTAAGCTTGCTTGGAGGTCAGAAGGGTTGATAGTTAAGGATAGGTTATTAGAGGAGCTTAGCAAGCATGAAAATCAAGATTAACACTGATATTATTAAAAGCTTAAATCCATGTAAGAATGGATTAGATAATTGGTTATTACACTATAAGGCCTTTGAGGGGGATTTGGTGGAATTCCTTGACTTACCCAATATCTCTTATTCGGATAAGATTTGGGTAGCAATAAGAGTAATGCCCCGGTTCTTGGTAGAGGTATTCTCCATAGATTGCGCTATCTTAGCCACCAAACGCTCCCTCGCCAAAGCATACGCCGCCCGCGTTTCTGATTACACCGAAGACGCCATCGATGCCGATAGTGATGATGGTTTCTTCCTTTACTCCGAATCCTCCGCCTACGCCGCCGCCTACATCGCTTTTTCTTACTACTACAACCCTCCCCTTCCCCCTTCCTCTTCCTACGACGCCGACTCCATAGTCGCCTTCCATGATGAGGAACGCAAACGTCAAATTGAATCTATAATCTATTTAATCCAAGGAGCTGAATAATGAAAATGAAAGTTACCAATCTCAAATTGAAGAAAAGTCTATTTGTCCCAGGTATTGGGGAAATCTGCACCGCCAGAGGCAGTGAGTTAAGTGATGCCTTCCATAAAGGCATTCAAATGGAACTTCACAGCCATGGAGTGTTGGTGAAGTACCGAGGTACCTCTTTTATTGTACCTCTTGACATGACTGAAGTCATTGTCGTTAGCTCTATCACTTCCGATCCAGCAAAGGGTGAAACCAATGTTAAAAAAATGGCTTAATAAGCTAAAGGGGTTTTTCGTTAAGCCCCGCCCTTCCCCTCCTTCCGTTCCCCTGAGCCCAGATGGGCTGCCCCGATCTCAGCCTAAAGTTAAGATAGGCGATAAGGTTGGGAATGTAGAGATTAAGGCTCAGTATCAGTTGGATAAGCATACCGACTTTCGTCCGGGAGAGTCCTATCGGGTAGGACAGGCAATTGTAACCGTACATAAGGACAAAGCGAGCATGTTGGCTGCCATTGCGGCAGTGGACCGTAAGCGAGAGGAAAAATGGGCTAAGGCTAGAGAACGTGCCATTGACATTATGATGATGACACCCGAGCAGCTTAAGGCCCTGAAGATCAATGAATGGTTGGCTAAGCGCAGAGAGGTTGATGACAAGATTAAGGGTATAATGGGTGGCTCCGGGGAGGGGAATAAGTACGTGTCTAAGCGGTACATAGCTCCAAAACAAAGCCAACCAAGTGGAATTAAAGATGAGCGCACTAAAGCGGCCTTTCAAGAGCTTACTAAGAGTGTAGAGGCTCGTTTAGCCAAAGATACTATTAAAAACTTTGATGAGATAGACGAGCTTATCAAAGAGGGAGAAAAGGTAAAATAAACAAGGGGGGTGATTTGACACCACCCCTCCCCCCCTCCTCCAGCTCCTCCCCTCCTTCAGCTCCTCCCCCTTCCTGTCCCTTAATAACCCGAATTGCTCTTATAATCACATAATTCCTTCAAAAAGTCTTCACAATTGACTGATACATTCTTCTTTAGGAAGGATGCACATGTTTAAACTTATCAGTAGTCCGGTTGACCAATGGCGCCCGATGGAAGGGCTTAAAGACACTTATGGCTTCATTGAGACAAGCAAGGTGCTTAAGGTGTTCGAGGGTAGGGGATGGCAGATTGCTAAGACTTCCATTGCCCCAACTCGTACAGTTAAGCGGCAAGGATTTCAACGTCACTTGCTTATCCTTGAGAACCCCAGTCAGTTCCCAGTAATCCCTGGACTGACTAATGAGAATGCTGCTCGTCCTCAGTTATGCTTACTTAACAGCCATGATGGAACAACGGCATTCCGTTTATTCATTGGGCTGCTTCGGTTTGCCTGTATGAATGGATTGGTCTCGGGCACCAGTTTAAGAGACTTTAAGGCAGTTCACAGTAAGAACGTGCTTAGCCGCCTATCCGAAGGTATTGACTTCCTGTCCAACAACATGAGCGAGCTGTTCTCTCAAGTACAGGCCCTGCAATCGGTTAACTTCACTCCAGAGATGATTGCAGAGCTTACTAAACGCCTTGTGGATGCCCGTTTGGAGAATGTTAACAAAGTGGTTCAAGTGAGCTATCGATTGCCGGCCCAACGAATGGAGGATGTTAATTTGGATGGGTTCACCGTCCTCAACCGCATTCAAGAATATCTTGTGCGGGGCGGGATTAGTTATACGCATACTCTAGACCGCAAAGACGAGAAGGGCAATATTGTGAACACAAGCATTGTTAGCACCAACACTCGCCGGCTATCGAGTTTGCAGGGGCAGATTAGACTCAATCGAACGGCCTGGGATGCTGCAATGCAGGTGGCTGGTTTAGTCAAGCCCACTCTTAAGGCTGCTTAATCTTAACTAGTTTGAATAGGTGTAAGGATGAAAATCAAGATTAACACTGATATTATTAAAAGCTTAAATCCATGTAAGGATAGATTAGATAATTGGCTGGTACACTATAAGGCCTTTGAGGGGGATTTGGTGGAATTCCTTGACTTACCCAATATCTCCTATACTGATAAGATTTGGGTGGTAGTGAGAGTAATGCCTCGGTTCCTCGTGGAAGTATTTGCTATAGACTGTGCTTTTAATGCCGTCGCCGCCTCCTCCGCCGCCGCCGCCTCCGCCGCCACCTCCGCCGCCTACGCCGCCGCCGCCGCCGTACCCGCCGCCACCTCCTCCGCCACCTACGCCTCCGCCGCCTACGCCGCCGCCTCCGCCGACTCCGCCGCCTACGTCGCCGATGCCGCCACCTCCTCCGCCACCTACGCCT